AAGCTTTTGCAAAATTCAATGCAGTAAACTATAATTACAAACTGTCGAAATTCTCAGCCACGTTCACACCCTCTTCACTTCCCCACATTTCACGTGTTATAATCTTCTTTTGGGGGACAACATTTTGCGGTGGAATTATTTCGCAGCTTCCAATCATGCCGGCTTTGTCAATCTGAAATTCCACTACGCTGTAACCATTGAAAATCGATTCTCCTATGGTAGTTAAAAAGTCATAAAACCACGGAGATTGAAGGTTTTCCTTATGGCGACCATCGCCTAAGTTGCTCCATTCAAATGGTACGTTCTTCAACGCCCGGATTCGTTTGTCTTTCACAGAGCTAAGTTGAAGATCGACACTTATGTCTACATATGTTTCCAATAATGACCTCCGATCCGGTGTGTCTTCCCTTTCAGCGGCCTTCACCCCGTTAAGCCATCTTTGTAGAGTTTGATTGCCTCTATCTAGCTGGCCAACTGAAATCTTTTGAACTATCATTTGACCTGTTTTTTTATAGTACCTTTGAATCCAGAATAGAAAGTGCTTTTCTTGAAAAATGGGATGGACAGGAAGAATTTTTTTCCCTCCACCCCCTTTTTTTATTCACGATAGGACTTTCGCACCACCTTTTGTCCGGTGATATGCTTTGAATTGCGCGTTCAAATACTCATAAACATTCCTGTCAGACTCCATGAGGCTTGAGAGTTTATTGGCTTTGTAAAGCCCCCAAAACAAGTCGTGAGCTTCTTTCATTTCCGACAAGGAAACAACTGAGTTGCCGTTCAGATTTCTGGCCTTGATCCTGCCAAGCAGGGTGCTGCCGTTTTGCAGTGACAATCGAATATTAGCAAATGGCATTAGGTCTCCACTGTTCGAGAGTTTGACAGCATTTCCGTTCGACGGAATTGAGCAGATTGAGATCTCAAAGAGCTCAAGCTTTGTGACGGTAGGAAATTCCTGACCAGGAAGCATCAACTTAGGATCTTCTGACATCTCAAGCACTTTGCCGTGAATGCTTGTTGAGTTAATAAATCCTTTCTCGACCTTCCTGGCCACATCTCTGACAAATGGATCATCCATGTCGAAAACCGGGTCAGCAAAGAGTGGTTTAAACGGTTCACCGACTGCTACTCTTAACCGTTCCCATCTCCCAATGGGCAATTTCTTCCGGACTTCATCCTCGCCATGCTCATATAGCATAACCGGGTTTTTTCTAAAACGATCAAGTACAATTCCCTCTGTTAAGACTCTGAACCGTTGATCATTTAAGGACTCGTCACTGACGATAAAGCTATTCTTGTTCTTCATTTTACACTTCTTTAATCTTACACCAACAATGAGCAAGAGGGATTAACAATAAATTGATCCTTATCAAGCTTGACCGCCCGAAACATATACTCCTCTATCCATCGCCTGGGATAATTCTTCACTACCGAGATCAAACGGTTTGTCCCGTCGTCCGGAAGCTCTTTCACTAATTGCCGAAGGTTGTTTAGAGACTGAGTGAGGTTCTCAAGTTCATCATGAATTCGGTTTTGCAGCTCGTTCGAGGTTACCTTCACGCAATTACTCTCAACCCAAACATCGAAATACGATCTATTGATATGCACAATTTCATGTTCGTAATCCTCATCTATCAGAAAAAATTCGCCATAGAAATCCAATGTGAAATCTCTATGGCTCGTCATTCTTCGTTGGTTTTCTATAAACTCTCTTACTACTGCGAATGCATTAATGAATGCAGCGGGATTCAAGTCCATCATTCCGTATAGCTTTTCACGGCTTAGTGTTACTCCTCCCACGGAGGGGTTCTCCTCCATTTTGGAAATAGCTTTATTTTTTATGAAATCCCTCGGACTTACAAAGGGAATTAGTCCAATATCACTGGATTTGATCGGAGCAACCAGATTGAGGCTCCTGTACTCGGAAACGAGTTCATTTAATAGGGGCTTGAGTGACTGTAGGAATTTAAGTTGCAATTCCTTCCTTGACTCGTCAAAGCTTATGAGCTTAGGAGTAAATTCGATGGTTGTTGTTTTTTGCGACATAAAAAATTAGGGTTTAATAGGGAGTTAAAAAATACTTCGTTAAGCGCGGTAGCGTTTTCCTGCAAAACGTGTCCATTGATCACCTTTGCTTATCCACTTTTGAAAGCCATCCTCATCAATTTCAAGGTGAAGTTCCTTTTTGTTTCGAAGATCCTTCAACAGCTCGTTGGTTTGATCTAATTTTGTGGACAATTCATTATCGGGGATAGATACCCGTGTCAAGAGGTCGGATTTGAGTTGTGGAGGAAGATATGCATCAACAATTCCAGCCACGTCCTTAAGAGAAAGGTGTGGATTTTCGATAATCGGTTTAAGTAAGAATCCAAATCTATCTGTCGCATCCGCAGGCACCACACTCTCGCCGCGACTCAGCCGCGCCAAAATACTATCACTGGTTGATGTTCCGGGGCCGTCCAGATCATAAACGCCATCCTTAAACTTCGGCATAGGCCGGGAGGCGACGAGGCCTGCTTGAATCAAGCCCGAGGCAATTACAAGTGCGACAAAAGGGGCCGCTGTCGGAAGTCCTCCTGACCTGTTTATAGTGGTCATTACCCCCTGAGCCGTGTTTAACGCGATATTGAATAGTGCCTGATCACGATCACGCTCAGCCTGTTCACGCTTCAGTTGCTTCTCCTTCTCGTTAAACTTCTTATTGATTTGCTCTTTTGCCCGGGCGTTGTCTCCAGCTGCAGCAAGTTCGTGGTCACGCAACTCCGCAAGCTGAGCCATTTCGTTGTCATACTGCATCCGCTGACGCTCGAAATATTCATGGCCTATTACACTGAGTGTCTCAATGTAGAACTCCTCTTTTGCTAGCTTCCACTCCAGTTTGCGCTGAAGGGCTTCCTCTTCTTGCTTACGACGCTTCTTTTCCTCTTTCTCATAATTGTCCTGAAACTTCTTCATTGATTTCAGGATCCTATTATTGGCTCGTTCCATCGAGCCAGCAGTCTCCTCCTCAATGATNTTCCCGAGCTCGCGGAACTTGACACCGAGGTCAATCACAGACGTCTCNTAGTCGCCGAAGGNAGCACGACGCACNAAGTCCAGGCGAGCTTGAAGCATCTTGATCTGGTCGTTGTACTTTTCNATATCACGGATATNGAATGCCTTCTTTTTGGCCTCTTCCAGCTTTTTGATNTCCTCCTCAAGGCGTTGTATCAAGCCCAACTGAGTCTCAGTCTGCTTGATCTCCTTTTTCTGATTCTTGTCTGAATCCTCGAAATAATCATTGCTGGTTTCGTCAAACAGCTTGAAGGCGTCATTGTAAGCCTTCAGTTTTTCAGTGAGTTCTGACTGGAGTCGTGACCGTTCTGCCTGGGCACGCTGTATCTCCATTTCCGCATTCTTAGCATCCAGGGCGGCCTTATTGGTCATGGCCATCCCGGTCGCAGCCATGCGATTCTGGACTTCTTTTTCCTTGTTGTAGTCGCGTTGGGACTGAACTAAGGTCTTCCTCGCTTCGGCTTCCTTGTTGACGGTCGCGATTATCGCCTCACTGGTCTTTGCCAGTTCCTTCTCGGCGGCAACGAGCAGGATCTTACGCTGAAACTGCTGGTTTACATCTTCCAGACGTTCCTTCAGTTGCTCATTAGTTACAGTCTCTGCATCGAGGTTTTTGAGGAAGTCGGGGTACTTCTGGTTGAGTTCGTCAATGAGGCGTTTACGAACATCCTCCTCAACATTCACATCAGTGATAGCGCCAACCAGGACATTAAGCTCATTCCGTTCCTTCTCAAGTTTTACGACCTGATCATTCAGGGCATCATTAACAGACTCCAGGGCACGGTTCCCGAAGTCCAGGAACGAGCCGATCAACCCACTTGAATTATTCCCGATGATTACCCCAAGTTGCTCAAGGTTATCCATCAGGTTCGAAAACTTGCCACCTAACGTCTGACTGATCGCAGCCATTGAGCCGCTCACTCCGCTGAGGTCTCCCAAGGACAGGATATACTTCCGGATTGACTCACCTGTGAAGTCAACCTGCTGCTTAACGCCTTTGAATGTAAACGTAACCTTATCACCCTCTTTGCTGGCACGAATGCCAAACTCCTTGAGCCTTTCGAACTCACCTGTCTGGGCATCAATGATCGCTTCAGTGAGCTGGTCAAAGCTTTTTCCTACCGAGGATGCAAGGTCTCCCAGTTTGCGCAACTCCTCAGTTGTTGGAACAAATCCCTGGTTAGCAAGCTTCACAAAGCTCTCCGTCAGTTCGGTAATCTGGAATGGGGTAGCCGCAGCAAATTTTTGGATATCATTGAGGGCTTTCTGCGCAGCACTACGGCTTCCCAGGGTGTTGGTAAGTACCGCGCTCATCCGCTGAAACTGAGAGGCAAGGTTGAATACTTCCTTACCCATCTGAATGATTTTTTGCGCGGCAAACAAACCGGCAAAGGCTCCGACCGCCTTTTTGACACCTGAATTAACGAGGTTGTCGAGTCCCTTATTGATATCACTGACGCTCTTCGCGCCCTGTGTACCCGTCCTTTTGATCTCGCTATTTAGTTCTTCGATCTCCTTCTCTGTCATACCCGCCGCCTTACCCGCCTTCGACAGGTAGCTGATCAGCGTGTCAAGTGCTTTTGTATCGAGGACTGCCTTGACCGGGAATTCTGCTCCACTCATAAAAAAAGTATTTAGGGTTAAATTAAAAGATTAAAAAATCGGCTGTTATGGCCTCGCCCTCCAGAAAATGAACCTCTTTATATTACGAATCCCTGATCATATCCTTAAACCGCCTTTAAACCATAAATGCGTGTATACTTTAGCTTCTCTGGGTACAGAACAGGTCTGTGAACAATCCGAGCATCAAAATTTCCTCCTGGTTGAGGCTCGAATCTATGGATATGTAATCCCTTATTGTCCTGCCGATCATACCGAAATCGACACGCGATCTGACCTCGCTCGGGAGATCTGCACTATTCTCATCACGCCTGAGCTGAAAATTCAATCCCTCCAAGTTGGTCAATTCGAGCTCCCTCTTGTAATAGTCCAGTTTCGATACGTTGTTTTTAAAAATTGGCTGCGTTGCCCGCATCATGTCTTCTATTTTAGAAAGTAATCCAGGCAACCGTTTTGAATCAATGCCGAATTCTTCCAGCGCTATCAGGAGGTTATCCATAAAATTGTTTTTTGTTAGGTTAGTACATTTTACTAAAACAGCCCTTCTTTTAAGTCCCAAATCCCCCAAGGGCTCGAAGAGGCGGGATAATGATATTATCTTTTTGAGCTCCCGATGATCCCTAGTTCACCAAGAACTTCTTTGATTGCTTGATCGGCCTCCTTTCGGATTTCGCTTTCTTTTGTATTCTTCTGAAGCT